AGTCGCCCATGCGGTAGAACATCAACTGGTCAGGGTGCTGGTTTTTCAGGCGCCAGTACTGCTGCATCATTGGCGTGTGACTGGATAAGTCTGAAATTGCTTTATTCATCAGTGGCTTAGCGCTATTTGCTCAAAAGCGTGGGGCAAAAATGGGGCATTTCATCTTCTAAAGTTTCAATGAAAGCCAAGGGTGCCGGCACGGTTGGAAAATGTGCGAGGAGGTTACCATAGGGCGTCGTAGCTCTCACTCCAGGGGTGACAGTTAAAGGCCTTTCGGACGAAGCGCAGAAGAGCCTCAGCGCCTGTTTGGCTGACTCACCGAAATCTCAGCTGATGAAGTTGTTGTACGAAATCGCTAACGAAGCCTAGTGCCCCCAAAAAAACGCCGCCTCACACTGCTCTGTTTCACGTCCAGCGCGCCGCCTGAGCGCCCTCTCCGAGAAACGCCTTCTATCCATTGAATGGCCAATCGGCAGCACTGTATATTAATACAGCCAAGGCATTTCAGCCGGGCATCGAGACTCCGCTCACCCAGGCGTAGTCCTTATGAATGCGTGGAGAAGGAGAAGCCGTGTCGATATACCTGTCATTCACAGAGGATAATTTTTTAGAACATGTGGATCTGGTTACGAAGAAATGGGGCCAATGCACGGCTCCAATTTTTATTGAGCAGATCAGTGCAAGTGGCAAAGCCACTGGCGCGGTCGATTTGGTGGGTTCGAGTTTTTTCGCGGTACGTAAAGGCAATTATTTTTTGGTCACGGCTGCCCATGTATTTGATGGCCAAGATCCAAAACGTCTGTTCGCCCTGAATATCAACGGCAAGGGCGTGCTGTTGAATGGCGTCCCATTTGTCAGGTGCTTTGAGGATGACATCGCTGTAGCCCCACTCCCCGAGGCCTGGCTTTCTGCGGTGGGGATTGATCGCCTGATGGCGATTTCTCTTGATGATGTAGAGAAGCCTCAATACGAGCCATTCGGACTTTGGGTCTCTATCGGCTACCCAAATTCAAAGAACGGACTGAATCCAAGGCTAAACCAAACCGTAATCTATACCCATGGGACGAGCTTTACGGAGCGAATCGAAAAGCCTACTGCTAAGTCTCATATCAAAAATCCAGTGGGCTTTCGATTCGATAAAAAACAAGCAATTGATACAGAAATGAAATCTGTAAACCCTCCAAGCTTCAGCGGCACCAGTGGAGGGCCGGTCCTGGAGGTTTTGGCGGATGTGGCCATTGATGGTTCGTTCAAATGGACATGCCGCCTCGAGGGCGTCTTCATCGGTTGGCATAACCGAGAAAAAGAAGCTCTAGCTGCACGAGTTCCACCGCTGAAGACCTTGATAGACAGAGTCATCAGCCATTTGGAGACAGTGAGTCCTACCCAAGTGTAAATCTACGATAGCGAAGTCCAGCTTGGTATGGGTCCTAGCCATACCAAGTCGATGGCGCTAAAGGTCGGCTGATGGAGTATCTCTCGTCTTGGCGTAACCGTTAGGGATGGTGAAAAGCATGGCTGTGTGCTATCAAAAGCTAAAATTTGTTCATCGCAGCAGGGACGAGAATGAGAGAAGTTTTTTCACAGCATTTTGCTACTGATCCAGATCGCCGAGAAAAGCTTTGGGAAAATTGTCTTTTTGTCTTTGATACAAATGTTCTTACAGGTATATATCGCCGCTCCGAAGAAGCGCGCGATGCGCAATATAAGCTGATGCGGGCGTTGGGTGATCGTTTGTGGATTCCTCATCGTGTTATTTATGAGTTTTTAGATAACCGTGCGAAAATTGTGCACGATCAGGCGCAACTTTACGCGGCAAGTATTAATGAGCTTCAAGGGATGTTGTCAGGTTTTGAGGTTGTGACGAAACATCCGTTTTTGTCTGCTGAAGTTTATCGTGAGTTTAATCTTGTTTCACAAAAAGTTCTCGCGGAGCTGGAGGCTAGTCGAGAATTTCACGATGGCCGGATCACTAATGATGATGTGAAGGATGTGTTGGCTGAAATCCTCGTAGGAAAAGTCGGTTTCGCATTTGCGGAGGACCGACTTGCCGAGATAGTTAAAGAGGGTGAGCAGCGATACGCACAGAATGTACCTCCCGGCTTTGAGGATAAAGGCAAGCATAAAGGGTCAACCATAACTGAGGAAATCAGGAAGCGATATGGTGACCTAATTATCTGGTATCAGGTTATTGAGAAAGCAAAGGCAGAGCAGCGCCCCGTTATTTTGGTTACCGGTGATCAGAAGCCCGATTGGTGGGCTGAGCAGTCAGGTAAAAAAATGGGGCCTCTTCCTGCATTGATAGAAGAGTTTAAATCTTTATCAGGGCAGGATTTCTATCTTTACAGTTATCATGGGTTTTTGGATTTTGCCAACAAACATCTTGATCAGAAGACCTCCGAGTCAGTTATCGAAGAGGTCCGAGAGTCTGCATTAATGGACGCCGAGGCTTCGGAAGAACAGGCCTACAAAAAAATTGATGAGACAATAGGGTCTGAGGTTTTTCATACTATATTTGATGATAATGGGAGATTTTATAGTGCCGATTATGTACCGCCTTCGCATGATGAATATCGTGTGTTGATTGAGGAGGAGGTGAAGATTATTGCAATGGTTAACGAGCTTGAATGTAAGGTTGATGAACATAAAAGTGCTCTTAAATCCTCCTTGCGCGGTAAATCCCGGCTCTCTGCTGCTGCTATGAGTGGGTTTATCTCGGAGTTAAATATGACGACTTCAAAGCTGGCTGTGATGCGCAGGCAATTAAATGTCGTTAGGCGTCAGTTGCAGAATTTGCGCATGGAAAAGTAGTTATTGGCATAAAAGGGGGGTCCGAATGCTTATGATCTAGCTTCCATGTTTCTCCAAATATGTTGTAGCTCAGTCGGCGACTCGTCATCCATCCATTTTGCGTAAACCTCAACCAGCATCGTGAAATCTTTGTGACCCATTTGCTTCGCAATAAACGCCAGGTTTCCGCGTGCCGTCAGGCACCAGCAGGCATAGGTATGTCGTGTTTGATATGGTCGGCGCGGACGAATCCCTGAACGTTTTTGTATAGCTGCCCACTTGGTGTTCCAAGATGTGGGAATAAACCAATGGTTGATGATTTTCTTGCGGGCCTGCGTAGTTGGGGAAAGTAGCGGGGTTACAGTTTCGACGCGGCTTTCATGGCGGTTCATGTATACGTGGATTTCACTCGGTGCGTGGCCGGCCACCAGCCCCATCAGAACTTTGCAGGCCTCAATCGCCGGCGGCATCAGAAGAACCGCTCGAGGCTTTCCAGTTTTCGGGACTTTGAATGTGCCGTCCGCGGTGATAGCCCGGGTGAGGTTGATCTGACCCGCAGTAAGGTCAATGTCTTCAACTGCTAGCGCACACAGCTCGCCTGGGCGAAGGCCAGTGTAAACCGCGAGGGTGACCGCCGCTGAGTCCTGTGGATGCAGGCAACCTTTGCTGAGCAGCAGTTCGAACTCTCCCTTGGTCAGTGGGTCTGGTTCACGTCCGATCATTGCGAATCGTATGCAAGCGGCAGACAGCCCTTTGCGGCAGTAGCTGTTGTTTTCACACCACGCTAAGAAGCCTGCGAACGTAGCCAAATAATGGTTCGCCGTCGACGGCGCTCTGGTAGCGATCAGTTGCGTCCTGAGTAGCTGGATATCTTCAGGTAGAAGAATGGCCGCCAAGCGGTCTGAACCAAGTAGTTCAGTACAGATATCCAATGCATAGCCGTATTTCTCTTCGGTCATCGGCGTGATGTCTACGGCCTTTAATGGCTTGTAACGGGCCATTAGCGCGGCTAGGCGCTCGTCTTTTACGTTGGTGAAGTTGGTCGCATTCTTCGAGTTTGGAAAGTGCCGGCCGTAATCAAAGTGGCCTGTTTTGATCTCATGAATAATCGCCGCCCTGAGAAGGGCGGCGTGTTTAATGTTGGCTTTGGTTACCGGAAGGCCAAGGGATTCGCGGCAGCGGATTCGCCGCCACATGAACACGACGCGAATGTTGCCGCCGTGTAACTCGATCCCTTTGTGCTTGGCCAGCTCAGCTTCTAGGCCGCTTGCTGCGGTGCGCTCTCGGCCCATTTGTCGTACTCCGTCATGTTGATTGCAATGCGGCCGTCTGGCGTCTTACGCCAGATCCGGCCTTGAGCCCAGGTACCGTTCTTCACTTTGTGGCGAATGGCGTCTTCGCTGTAGCCAGTGAGTTCGGATGCTCGGTTGATCATTACCCAGCGGGGAAGGCTCATGGTCTGCCGCCTTGAGGTGTTACGAACTCGCGGTCCAGGGTGGCGCGCTTCCAAGACCGGCGCATCCATCCAGCAAGTCCTGCTCTATATGCGTAATGCTCGCGGGCGAACTTGTCGGAAGTACTCGCACCTGGTGACGTAATGTATGTCCCGCGTTGTTGGCAATACTGCAGTCCTTCAGGGACTGGAAACTCCTTCTCGAACTCGGCGCGCTCGTCAATCTGAACCACTGAAACGGCTGGCTGCTGCGGAGTCTTCTGTTCAAGCAGAAGGTGCTTATACCCCACAACAGGCTGCGCGGGCGGGCGTTCCTGAGCGTTTAGCGTTGCATCAGCGAGCGCTGCCTCGCGCAGCTTTTCGTGGGGTATAAGTGCCTCGGCAGTGGCGCTGAGAGGGGCAATAATGCCTGCTGCTGCGCAGCAGAGACTGTTTGTTTCTAGCGTGTCGACACCGGTGGCAGTGCAGAGCAAAGCGGTCGATGCTTGGGTGGTGTGCAGGTCCTTCGACATGCAGGTCAAGGCCGCGCTGTCGGCGTTCATGCAGAACAAGGCGCTGTACAGCCAGCTTAAAAACGATTCGCGCGATGCCACGGGGATCCTCGACAAAAACCTCAGCGAGCGACGTGAGGCGTCGTCGCAGAAGTGGGCCGAAATGGCTCAGTCGATGGATGACGCCATGCGTAGCGTGGGGGACGCCCTGCGCCCGGTCACGGACACGGTGGCCGAGGCGCTGACCAAGGTCACCAAAAGCATTACCTCGATGTCTGACAGCGCGCCCGGGGTGGTGACGGGGATCGCATTGGTCGGTGGTGGATTGGTCACGCTGACGGGGCTGTTCAGTTCGTTCAAGATGGGTAAAGGGCTGTTCAACCTGGCGCGCGGCTCGTTGGGTGGCGGCAAGGCCGGCGCGGTGCAAAAGGTCTTTGTCACCAACGCCGAGGACGGCGGTGATGGCGAAGGCTCGGGGGCCAAGGGCAAGGCCGGCAAAGCGCTGTCGCTGGTGGAAACCGGGCTCAAGGCGGTGGCGGCTTTCACGGGCAAGGGGGCCGAGGGCGCCGACGATGAAGCGGACGGCAAGGACGATAAAAAGCCCGGTAAATTCGATCTGATCGCGACCGGCCTCAAAGTGGTTTCGGTGGCGAAAGACGTCGCCTCAGGCGGCGACGAGCGCGGCGAGTCGGGATCGGCTGACGACGGCGTCAAGAAGGTTTTCGTGGTCAACGCGGGCGCCCTGCGCGGCGCCGCTGAAGGCCCTGGGGAAACGCGCCGGCGTGGACGCGGGTCAAGGCGCAATGCTTCACGCCGTCGGCCGTTGCCTCGGCCGGGTGGTTCTTCGCGCTCGCCTATTCCGGGGGCGCGGCCGCCGGTCCCTGTGCCGCGTCCACCGATTCCACCGGTACCGGTTCCGGCCGGTTCGATGGCTCGGCTGGGCGGGGTGGTGCAGGCGGTCGGCAAGATTGGCAATGCCGCCAAGATGATTCCCGGCGGCGCGCTGCTGGAAGCCGGCGCCATGGCGTTCGACACCTATGAAAATGCCAAGACCCAGGGCGAACAGGCCGAGGGTTACGGTGCGGCGGCCGGCAATCTGGCGGGCACCATGGCCGGCGCGGCGGCCGGGGCGGCCATTGGCTCGGTGGTGCCGATTATCGGGACCGCCATTGGTGGCTTGATTGGTGCCTACCTCGGCAGTCAGGGCGGCCAGATGTTGGGCGGCGCCGTGGGCAAGTCGGTGTTTGGGGGCGAAGAGGAAAAGCCCGAGGCAAAACCGGAAGCCCGGCCGGCGCCGCTGCTGATGGTGCCTCGCCCTGGTCCGGCGGTTCCCAGCTTGGCCACCCTGACCCAGCCGCTTAATGGGGCGCCCGATCCGGGCAATAAGGCGAACGGTTCCGGCGCGTTGCTGATGGCCCAGGCGCCGGCCCCGCAAGGGCCAGTGCTGGGCGACGTTGCCCGCGCCATGGCCGTACAGGCGTCGCCCAAGCCGGCGGCCGTGGCCATTCAGCCCAAGGAGCCGGAGAAGCCGGCACCGCCCAAAGTGGATCAGCAGTTTCAGTACTCGCTGAGCATGCCGGTCACGGTGCAAGGGGATGTCAAAGACCCGCAACGCTTGGCCCAGGATCTGATGCCGCATATGCAGCGGATGATGGCGGACGCGGCAAAACAGAACGCAGCGAAGCTGTATGACGAACCCCACCTGTAAGGAGGCCGCATGGCGTATATGGAACAGTTGCAAGCGGGGCTCAAGTACTTGGTCGAAGCCGGGGAGGCGGGGCGGCGCAGTGCGGACGGCATGCTCGGCCCGGTCAACGGCGCGATCAGTGAAATCACTGGCGCGGCGTCCGAGCTGGAAAACATCCCGTTCGTGGGGCCGGCGATCGGCGCCAAGCTTCAGCGGGTGATGCGCGGCGTCGACGCGGCACAGGCCAAGGTCGGTCAGGTGGTGGCGGTGTATGGCCGGGCGACCCGGGCGGCCGCCGAAGTACAGGAACGGCTGGGGACGCTGAAGGAACAGGCGGGCAAGGCGTCGACGGCGATCAACAACATCGCCGGCAAGGTCAGCCCGTCGTTGGCCAACATCGTACCCACCAGTTCCTTTGCCGTGGATGCCACGCCGGCACCGGAGGCGGTGAAGCCGTTCCCGCACTTGCTGATCATCCAGCCGCGCGACCCCAAGGAACAACCCTACTATTTCAACCTGGACACGGCGGCTTTCGACGAGCTGAGTCGTTCCACCGAATTCCGCTGGGCTTCCCAGGAACGCCTGTCGCGCCGTCCGGCGCAGCAAGCGATTGGGATGGGAGAGGAAAAGCTTACGCTCAAAGGCACGATTTACCCGGGCTTCAAGGGTGGGATCAAGCAGCTCGACACGTTGCGCACCATCGGGGCCAGGCTTCAGCCGCTGACCCTGACCACGGGCTATGGCGAGGTGATTGGGACCTGGTGCCTGAAGACTATCGCCGAGGAACAGGGCGCGTTTTTGCACGGCGGGATTCCGCGTAAACAAGGGTTCACTCTGGAGTTTGGGCGCTATGGCGACGACATGCAGAACGTCTGATGGGGACATGCTCGATGTCATTTGCCATAACGTTTATGGCCATCTGAACGGCAGCACCGAAGCGGTGCTGGATGCCAATCAGGGGTTGGCGGATGAACCCCAGCCCTACCGCACCGGCGTGGTGATCTATCTGCCGGATCTGCCTAGCCCGACTGGGGAGGGGGTGAGCTTGTGGGATTGATGGTCTACACTCGCGCCGCTTGATTCTTCAAGCTCCTTTCTTTTTTTACCCGCCTTGTGCGGGTTTTTTTTTGAGCAAAATCCATGACCCCCATGTTTCGAATTGTGGCCGATGGCGCCGATGTGACGGCCAAGATCAATGATCGGCTGTTGTTGCTGCGCACCTCTGACAAGCCCGGGATGGAGTCCGACGAGTTTGAGTTGCGCATTGATGACCGAGACGGCCAGGTGGTGCTGCCTCGGCGTGGCAGCTCGATCGAGATCTACCTGGGCTATGCCGAAGCGTCCTTGGCGAGAATGGGGCGTTACACGGTGGACACGGTCGAGGTGTCGGGTCCGCCGGACACGATCGTGATCAAGGGCAAGGCTAGCGACATGCGCGGCAGTGGCAAAACCATTCGAAGCGGTAGCTGGGAAGACGTGCCGCTGTCGACGATCGTGGCCGACATCGCCGCACGCAATGGCTGGCAACCGGTGTGCCCGGTGACCACGAAAGTCGCCCGGGTCGATCAACTCAACGAGTCCGATTTTAATTTCATCACGCGCTTGGCCAAACAGTACGACTGCACGGCCAAGGTGGCCGACGGCAAACTGTTGGTGATGCCGCGTCAAGGCGGGCAGACCGCCAGCGGCAAGGCGTTCGGCGCGATCACCCTGACGAAGAGCGACCTCAGTCGCTGGCAGTTCAGCCTGGGCGATCGCAACTCGCACAAGGCCGTGGCGACCAAGCACCAAGATAAGAAGACCGGCAAGTTGTCGGTGGTCACCGTGGACAACGAGGACGCCCCGGAAGGCTTGCCGGCGGTGCATACCGATCGGCATATCTACCCGAACAAGACCGCCGCCGAGTCGGCCGCCAAGGCGCGTTTGGCGGCGTTCAATCGCTCGACCGCTGACGTGCGTTTCGAGATG